GGTGACTATGCAACAGTGGCAACAACTACAATTAACAAAACGTACTACAAAAACACAAGTGGTACTTGGGTTAAAGTTGGAACTGACGCATGGCAGGCAAGTTGGCCAACAGCAGTTGCGGCAACAAGCAATCCAACTGTAACAGGTGGTAAAACTTTAACTATTAATAGTAACACAATTACAGCATCAGGCACAGCATTAGCAGATGTTGTTAGTGATATTAATGGTGCAGGTATTGCAGGCGTAACAGCAAGTGCAGTAAACAGCAGATTGAACATTTTCTCAACTGGTGTTGCTCTTGTAATTGCAGACGGTACAGGTTTAGCGGCTGAATTAGGTTTAACAGCGGCAACTTACAATGCACCTAAATTAGAAATAGCACCTCACACTGGTGTTCCAGAATACAAAACAACAGACACAACACCAAGACCAAGCGGAAGTATTTGGTTTAAAACTACTGACGCAAACTTAGGTGCTAAACTTTCTGTTAAAGAGTGGAATGGAACTACTGAACTATGGGACAACAAGAGTGTTCCATTATATGCAGATAACGCAACAGCATTGAAAAACTTAGATTCAACAGGCGGAGGTGTAAACCTTTCAGTTGATACTTACTATGCACAAACAAACGTTACTGAATCAGCAGATGTTGAGTATGACTTTAAAATCTTTAAAAGAGTTGCTACTGGATCTACTAAGATTTCATCAGCAATTATCGCAGATCAAGTTTCAAGCGGTACTTACACATTTACAATGAGTGAGTCAACTACAAACTCAGCAACAATGAGTGCGGCAGTAACAGTTAGTACGAATGCAACAGGCGCGGCGGCAGACGCTGAAGAAATTGCAGGAAAAATTAACAGTGCTGGATTTACTAACATTGTAGCAAGTGTAGACGCTTCAAACAGAATTGTTATTGAACACAACGATGGTGGAGAAATTAGAATTGTTGATACAGATGGTGGATTAACATTAGCAGGATTTACTCCTTATGTTGATGCAAACACAGGTACAGCAAACTTATACTATGTACCAGGAACAGACAGTTCAACTAATCCTAAACAGTATATGGCTTCAAACTGGCAAGTACTATCATACACAGCAGGCGATGATGCACCGAGTGCATTAGCACTTGATGGTCAATTATGGTACAACTCAGTTGTTGACGAAGTTGATATTATGATCAACAACGGAAGTACTTGGGTTGGATATCACAACTTTAGTTCAGACTATGCTGATTGTGATCCAGAAGGTCCAATCGTAAGTGCAACACAGCCTACAAAACAAACAAACAATGATGAACTAGTAGAAGGCGATATTTGGATTGATACTAGTGACTTAGAAAACTATCCAGTGATTTATCGTTACAGAAAAATTACTGACAAGTGGGAACTAATTGATAACGGAGACCAAACAACAGAAAACGGCGTATTATTCGGCGATGCTCGTTGGGGTACATCCGGTGCTAATGGCAACGTCAAAGGCTCAATTGTTGACCTACTAACATCAGACTACATTGACTTTGATTGTCCAGACCCGGACTTATATCCAAAAGGTATGATGTTGTTTAACACACGTAGAAGTGGATTTAATGTTAAGAAATATGTAGCAGACTATTTAGATAGTGGCGCACAAAACATTAGAATGAATAACGAAGAGCAAGGCAACTACGGCTTAGCAACTAACGGCGTATTTGATCGTTGGGTAACTGAATCAGCTAACCAAGTTGATGGTTCAGGTAGCTTTGGACGTAAAGCACAGCGTAAAGTTATTTTACAAGCATTACAAGCAGTTATTAATAATAACGACGAGATTAGAGATGACGAGTCACGTATCTTTAACTTAATTAGTTCTCCAAGTTATCCTGAGCTTATTGGCGAAATGGTTACATTGAATTATGATAGAGGACTAACAGGATTTGTAGTTGGCGATAGCCCTGCAAGATTGTTACCAAATGCAACTTCATTAAATGAATGGGCAACAAACGCTCGTTTAGCTGTTGAAGATAACGATGACGGACTTGTTACACGTGACGAATACCTAGGACTATTTTATCCATGGGGCTTCACAAGTGATAACGTAGGAAACAACGTTGTTGTTCCACCAAGTCACATGATGCTAAGAACTATTGCACTAAGCGATCAAGTTAGCTATCCATGGTTTGCACCAGCAGGTACAAGACGTGGCGGAGTTACAAACGCAAGTTCAACAGGTTACATTAGTAGTGAAGGCGAATTTGTAAGTGTAGCACTTAACGAAGGACAAAGAGATACATTGTATGCACAAGGCGTTAACCCAATTACGTTTATTACAGGTGCAGGACTTGTTAACTTTGGACAAAAAACTCGTGCAAGAGGATCAAGTTCACTGGATAGAATCAACGTAGCACGTTTGGTTATCTACTTACGTAGTCAATTAAACCAGCTTGCTAAGCCTTATATCTTTGAACCAAATGATAAGATTACACGTGATGAGATTAAAGGTCAAGTTGAGAGTTTACTATTAGAACTTGTAGGCCAAAGAGCATTGTATGACTTCTTAGTTGTATGTGACGAAACAAACAACACTCCAGCAAGAGTTGATAGAAACGAACTATACGTAGATGTTGCTATTGAACCTGTTAAGAGTATTGAGTTTATTTACATTCCGCTACGTTTGAAAAACACTGGCGAAATAGCAGGTCTTTAATATGATAAATACATATAACAAATTAGGAGCAAAGTAAATGGCAATTTCAAC